TTGGGATACCGGAAGAGTTGAAAAAAGAAAATAAAGAGTATAAAGGAAGATCGTGTGGACCTGGAGGTATACAGTTTTTGTACGGTGAAGGACCGAGAGATGCTGTAACTTACATGTCTTATTTCCCGCAAGAGCGAGATATGTTTATCTTCCCTGCATGGTTGAAACATTGGGTAAGCCCGTTTCATTCTGATTGTACACGTATTAGTGTATCGGGAAACATACACGACTCTGCGCCTTTGAATAATATTACGAAGTTTGGACCTGAATATGTTAAAGATAAAAAAACTGATAGTTAGAGTTAGAATGTGGTACGCTGATGTACGAGGACACCATGGTAAACGTTGGAACTATGAACCTGGTGATTGGTACATGGGCCGTCATCGAAAAAGAAAATGATAAAGAAAAACGATAAGTATACCTATGTTGGAGGTACAAGATATATGGACCACGGCTCACGGAACTATGATGTTGCGGGATATAGACTTCCATCAGTGACCACGATCCTTGGAAAAACTAAAGACGATAGTTTCTTAAAAGATTGGATAAAGCGAAAAGGCAGAAAAGAAGCTGAACGAATCAAGAACCAATCAGCAACACGAGGAACATCTATGCACAAGTATCTGGAAAACTATGTGTTAGGTAAAGGGTATGAAGATCTAACGGAACTTGGACAAGAGACTAAACGTATGGCTCAGAAGGTCATAGAGGTGGGTCTAGCGCCCGTTTCAGAGTATTTCGGCTCAGAGGTCACGCTTTACTATCCAGGCCTATATGCGGGCTCTACAGACCTTGTAGGCATACACAACGGTAAAGAAACTGTGATTGACTTCAAGCAAGCTAACAGACCCAAGAAAGAGGAATGGATTGGAGATTATAAATTGCAAGCCGGAGCATATGCCATGGCCCATGACTATGTTCATGGCTCTAACATTGAACAATGTGTAATTATGGTATGCACTCCTGACCTATATTACCAAGAATTCAAGATTGACGGGCTTAATTTACGTAAAGCAAAACACGACTTTTTAAAACGACTAGACCAATATCATGAACTTTTAAGAGAAGAACAGGAGAAACCAACGTATGGCACGTGAGATAATTTATAATGCTATGTTGCAGAAGTATGAGGCAAACATCGCTGATGCAGATGCGAAGATACAAATACTTTTAACAACAGCTAGAATTATACCTGAGCACGTCGATATCACTGGAGAGATTGACAAACTTCTTGGTAAGATTGAAGAAGCAGAGTCAAAGATGGCGATATTGAAGCGAAAATATGGCATAAATTAGGCAAGATTTTGCGACACCTAGGGTGTCGGCAGGGTGTCGCTGCGATATCGCATTTTTAGAACAGACCATGAACATCGGACATTTGACCCAAAATGGACAAATTTTGCGACACCTAGAGCGATTTTGCGAGGGGGTGCCGAGGGGGTGCCGAGGGGGTGCCGACACCCTGATTTTGGTCAATTTAGTCAATGTTTTCAATGCTTATAGGTGATATACAGTGATTTTGCGACACCAAAATATTTTTTTTACTTCTAGCGCATATATAAAAAATTTTATACTATTAGGTATCGCAACTCTAAATATGGCAGAATTATGGCAAAAAAAAGAAAAAGAAAAAAGAGATACAAGCATGCAACCATAGGTAAAAAGAAGTATTACTTCTATAAAATTGTTTGGGTTGATCCGTGCGGCGACGCCGGGCATGCCAGTGAAGATGAAATGAAAAGCCTTCTTCCTGCCACAATGGTCTCACAGGCATACATATTTGCTAAAGATAAAAAATATGTTTGGACTTTTGCTTCGTATGACACAGAACAAGCTGTATTTTCTGATCGTAATTGTTTTCCAAGAAGTATTATCAAAAAAATGGAGAAGATATTAAACTAGATGTTAGAGAGATTTTACATATCCATATTAGCAATTTATTGTGTGTATGCTTTGTTTTATTATTTTTTTATTGGCCAATTTAACAAGCATAAACCTACAATGACAAAGGAAGAGTGGGATAAAAAACTATAATAAATGATTGCTTTTGAATGGGAAAAAATATTTTATGACGGCGACAAGGAGGAGAAAATGCAAGATCCAAAAAATAAAATTGAAGAGCTTGAGGACAAAATTGAAAAGTTAGAAAACGATATTGCTAACATCAAAGATGTTCTTGATGTTCAAGATGAGCCAGACATAAACGAAGATGAGGATATTGAAGACGACGATCAAGACTAATCTTTTTTATCACCCTCGATCTGTTTCGGGTCGGGGGTGACATCTATAATCTGTGAATAATCATCTTCTATCTTTTTCATTCTAGCCTCTAATTCTTCTAACGACATATCATCTAACTTACCCGTTTTAATAATCTTTCTATCTATGTATAAGCCTGCGGCTTTACCTCTATTTGTCTCTGCATTTACGGCTGATGAGAAACTACCTTTTTTTAAAGCCGCCTCTTTAATTCTTGCAAGTTCTGCAACATGATTCTCATAGTTAACCTCAAACTTTTTTAATCTTTCTTGTTTTAATTTATCTACGTATTGTACTACGAGTGGTGATAGTCTTGGGTTTAATAGCTCTGACCCCTCAGACCTTGCTCTCTTTTCGCTGTAGCCTGCAAGTTTTGCCGCCTCTGTCTGTGATACAGGCCCGTTTGGCCCACCAAATACTATGTATTCTGCGAACCTTTTTTGCATTTCTGTTAATCTTTTTGGTACTCCCATATTGACTTTTTAAGGGAACATTCCTATAATGTCAAGCATGAGTGAAGAATTAAAAGAAAGAATACATGACCTGTTAAAGGTTAATGTTGAACATCAAAACCTTAATGCAGAGTTGAGAAAAGATGTGAAGTATTTACGAGAGAGGTCTCAGTTTTATGAAGAGCAGTGTGAGCAGTTAAAGAAAGAAAACAGAGAACTTAGAAATATGGGTAAAAACTTTATTGATGAGCACAGAAACAAAGGTGATATGTAGTGTACGTCAAACACTTACAAGAATATTTGGATAAGTTTACAGAGGGCAGAAACGGTATGCGTGGTAATGCTGTGAGTGATGCTAAAATCTATATCATGACAAGAAAAGGATATCTTGAAGAGATCAAACGTATTGAAGTGCATGAGAGTAATAACCCGCTTGACAGTTCTATTCGTGTTGTATTGAAACCAAACCGAGAAGAAAAACTAATACTCCCACCTGGATATATCAAAGACTATTAGTCGCTTGTGTGTTTTATTTTTCCAAAACAATCTTCGCACAAACATGTGTATTCACCCATGTCATAATCTTCTTCTATATCCCCGTGCCAATATAGATATGCGTCTTCCTCTTCATTTTGGCATTTATTACATTGTTTATCTATCATTTCTTCTTTCTTCGCCTAATGGGTAAGTCAAAGTCTTTAACAACTTGATTGCCTCGCTTGTTCGTCCACTCGCCTGTGATTCGCTTGTCGCCTGTCGCTTGTGTTTCGGCAGAACGGAGAGCTTTCTTCAGACTTCTCGCCTGTACTTCGAACTCTTTACTGCCTGTGAATTTATAGGTTCTCATATACTACCCATTCTAAATCATCAGTATATTTAACATTAGGATATATTTCTTTTATCTGTTCATGCTCATGATCCCAACAAGTATAATTATCTTGATAGTCACAAACATTACAATCTTTAATTGGTTTTAAAGATTTAATAGTTGTATATCTATCTGCAATTATTATTTTTTTCATTTATAGACTCTTTTGTTTTAAATAATCTTCTGTAAATGGGATATCTCTTATATCAATGCACCCCGCTAACTCTACATAGCAACGTTCATCATCTTTATCTATATCATACTCTACTAACATTCTTTTATAGATTTTATTTAATTGCTTTTTTGTGGGTTCACTATCTCCCCTAACTAAAACCGTGTCTACTCCGTGTTTAGTAGCACAATTTATTTTCCATACCATTGAACCGTCCATATTACACCTTTTGTTTGTTCACTTGTTGATTTAAAGGAAAATCGTAGAACTCCCAATCGTCCTCACATATCTGAACTTTAAATTTGTTTGGTAGTAATTTGTCATTTACCGCAGTTAAGCACTCAAATAATTGACTAAAGTTCTCACACACTACCTCTTGTCCTTTATCATTCGTTATTCTTACGTAGTTCATATTACACCTTTTGTTTGTTCGCTTGTTCTTCTTCGTGTATTTCTTTTTGATATTTTACTATAAGTTCTGCAACTTTGTGCATAGCCTTAATAACACTCTGTCCCTCATACTTATCATTTTCAGATTGCACAGATTTATTTACAATCGCTTGTAAGTCTCTTACGACTTCTTTCATAGCGAATAATCTGCCAGAGCTTGAAGATGACATATACAGGTCGTTCATTAGAGCCATTTGTTTTTGTAGATCACTACTCATTTTTCCTCCTTTTTTATCTGTGAAAATAATTCCACATTTGATCTCTATATATTTTAACTATTTTTTCATGCTCGCTAAGATGCTCGTCTATCTCTTCCCATGTGCAAGTCTTTTTTGCCGTGATTTTTTCTGATGATTTTTTAAAAGCCTCTGCGACTTTTAAAATTAAATCCATGTTTAAATCATTAATAAGAGTTTTTTTAGGTGGTTGTGGTTGCTTTTCCATACCTAATTGAAGTCCTAAATTTTTTAATGTTTCTTTTATTTCTCTTATTGACATTTTTCCTAGATTAGGAGTTCGTTTTAACTCTCGTTCTTCACATCTTGCTACATCACCTATTGTTTTACAACCCATCATGCCTAATGCGTTTATTGATCTCATAGAAAGTTCTAAGTCTTCTATTCCTTTGTTTAGTATGTCGTTCATTTGATACTCCTCCATTGTATTAATTGTGGTTGATATTTAAGTTTTCGTTCTTCCTGTTCTTCAAGAAACTGCTCCCAACTGTCTGCATTGGTGCTGACGACATCATTGTATTCGTCTATCAATAACTCTGGGTGGCAACCATTGTCGATCATATCTTGAAGTTCTTTTAATCTTTTATCTTTCCAATTCATTAATTTTTTAATTGTGCTTTCCAATCACTAGACCAATCTTTTTGACCAAAGGAGTAATCAAAACCTATTTCAACTTTCTCTGGCAATAATGACGTTCCTATCTCACCTACAAAATCTATATCAATATCCATAGTATCATCATTACATATTCTTTCTGGTGCTACCATTTTAAAATCAACTTCAACATCTTTTCCATACTCATCTACATAGTGTTGTAATTGCTCTATTACTTTTATTACTTTCATACGTCCTCTTGTAGTTTATTTTTCATAAACTCTTTCCAATCAAAACAATACTCGTCTGATAAATTAACCAAGTCATTAAATATCTTTTCAATTAACACATCATTTACTTTCTTTTGTCCGTTTGAATAACAAGCATAAACTAAAGCCGTGCTATATATTTTATCTGTATTTGCTTTCATACTCCCTTATACTCCAACATTGTCCCTAGTGTCAAGAGTTATTTTTAAGGTTTTAGATTGTGGCTTTTTTGTGTTAGTGTTGCCTTAAAAATGCCATGTTACCCGAAAGAAAATTATACCAAAAATTAAAGAAAAATATCCCCTCTATTTCTTGGAATAGAATAGAGAATTTAAGCCTTTTAGGTATGCCAGACTTATTGGGATATAATAAAAATAATCAATTCTTCACAGTTGAATTAAAAGTTGTAAAGGGGAACAAGATAAGATTTTCGCCTCATCAAATTGCTTGGCATAAACGACACCCGAAGAATACATTTATCTTGGCAGAGACCCTTGATCCGAGAACCCTCAAAACTTCTTCATTGTCCTTGTTCCACGGCTCATCAATCGTGTCGCTTGTGCGTTATGGTATGAAAATTACACCTATCGCTTGTGACTTTGTCGCTTGTGCGTTGGTGTTTGAAAATTTAAAAGCCCCATGAACCGAGCTTGTCGGTTCATGGGTCAACCTAAAAGGTAAAATGACGGCCAAGCGCAGTAATACCAGTTGCGCTTGCGCTTGACCCGTGAACCTATAGGGGTAAGGGTGGCAAACTACCCAGACCCATTTACCCACACGCTAGTTGCACGCCTATAGGTTCACGGCTCAAGCTACTTTTTTAATGTCTATTTCTTTACCTTTTAAAATAGCTGTTTTAATTAATTTATCATCTAAATATAAATGATAGGTTCTTGTTCCGTCCTCGTTTTCTCTGTGGGTCGTTCTAAACTTTCCGAATAAGTGCGAATTGCTTTTACTTGTTCCGATTAATATCTCTGTTAGTCCGTCCCTTTTTACTCCGTACGACTTACCGCTCTTATAAATGCAAGCCGTGATTTTATTCCATATTGGGTACGATTTCATTTTTCTACCTTTCTGTTAAATATTCTTTTAAACTAATTTTAATTAAATTGATATAGCTAAAACCCAAAATGGTCACATTGTCCTATAATATCCTTTAATTAAAAAATTAAATAATTTAAAAAGGTAAATAAACGAAAGGTAAAAAAATGAAAAAAGAAAAACTGTTATATCAAACGGACGCAATAGACAAGAACGGAATTGCCAGAACTTACGGACTAGGCGAGACCGCTATTGAGTCAATCATACAAGCCGAGATATCTATTCGTGAAAAGTTTCTAAGGAAACTGCAAGAGGGTGTTTCTTTTCCGTTGGTTCAAATTAATGGAACTTTGGAACAGTACACTTATGAAACGAAAAGAATAGAAACAGACGAAGAGCGGGACGAGAGAATAAAAAGAGACAACGCAAGTATTCAACGGGTAGATGCTC